CAGCCTCGGGTGTTTTGTAAATGATGTTCATTTCTTACGCTCCTCCATTCTTTTTAATTCATCGTGTGCTTGCTTGGTTCTTGCTGCTATGCACTCGACGTGTTCACGGTGTTCTTTGCTTTGCATATTTGCGCCAAAAGAACGGGCGACGAAAGCCTCCCGATTCTTTCGGTCTTCCGACTTGATGATTACGTTCGCCATCTGCTGCCTCTCCTTTCATCGTGTTTTTGCCTGCCTCGCAAATCGGGCAGACTTGGCGTCCCTCCGGCACGTATTCTCCGCAGCAGACGCATGTGTCTGAAGCTGAGTATGCGGCCATGGTTATACGCCTCCCTTGACTCTGCATATCACGTTCACGGCTGTCGCTGCTCCTGTGAATGCGAGCTTGAAGCCGTTTAGCAGCTTGTCTGTCACTTTGAAATCCCCGACGCCTCCTCCGACTGCGCTGACCACTTCAATGTCTACGTAGTAGTCAGTTTTGGTCTTCTTCTGCGTCAGGCTTATGGTTTGAATGCTGTTGTTAAAGGGGTATCCTTTATCGTGGTTGTTGGTCAGGTTGACCGCGATCTTCTCTCCCTTCTCCGCGTCCAGTTCTCTGGCATTAACCTTGGCCATCCTTGCCGCTTCGGTCGCCAGCTGGTCGGCTGCAAATACGCCCTCCTCCAGGTTGTTGAAGTTTTGCGCGTTCTGCGGCGTTCCCTGCTGAATGACTGTTCCTTCCACCGGAGTGTGGGTTATTGTCCCGTCCGGGTTCTGGGTTTCATTGTAGCGGTCGCTGTATTCGGTCACGTGGTCCTGCCAGTAAGTTCGCTTGTATGCCATGTTTTACACCTCCTGTATTGAAAATGTGAACCGGTAAAGGACGCCGTTTTGCACGCTGGCTACTTCGATGTTCTCCGGTTTCGTTGCCCAGAGCTGCCCACTTGTGTCGTAAAGCTGCACCTCTGCTATTGTTGCTGCGCCTGTAGTGTTAATCGTAAAGTAGACGGCGACGCGCCCGTCGGATAGGATTTCCCGCTTGTGGATTGGTGCCTGGTAATAGGTGGCTCCTATCTTGTACTTTGCGTATGCGATCGTGCGATCGATGTGTGCCTTAAAGCTATTTATTGCCGCTGCTGTGAGCATGGTTTTCCTCCTTTCTTAAAGCCTCTGGTGAGGCATTCCGCAGAGCCTGCTTTCAAAAACGTAACCAGCAGCGTCCGGGTCCGCTGCAATACCCACTTCCGGCACCACACCTTGGATGTTCCGGTATGGGTATGTTCCTGCCGCTCTTGACCTGAACGGGTACGCCTCCGGCTGCGAGTGCACGTTAATACCGCAGTTTGCCTCGAGGATGATCTGAATTGCAATGTGTGAAGGCTTCGCCGTTCTCACCAGCTCAACGATCTTGTCGTATTCCAGCACGCCTTCGTCTCCGCTGATGGTGATCTCGATGCGGTACTCGTCGTTGTACTCCGTTACGATGGCGGTTCGCCCGCTTGCCCGGTTGATGTATTCCTCCATCCTTGCTGGGTTCATCGGGGCGTATTTCCAGCGCTTCGACATGACCTTCTGCCGTCTGTCTTCAATCGGCAGGCTTTCGTCTATTGGTATGTGGTATCGCATTTCCCAGTAGAACAGGCCCCATGTTGCTGTCTTCGGGTGGGCCTGCAGCCTGAGTTCCTCGATGTATTGTCGTGCCTCCTCCATCTCTATGCCCATGACCTCAAAGAGCCATCTGGCGACGTATGAACGGTCGTAAATGGGGGACACGCTGGCAAGCATGCGCTTGCCGGTTTCTGTTGTGGGGACGCTCATCTGCTCACCTCCTTAAAGCGCCGTGACGGTCCCCGTTACCGGGTATTCGTCATCGCCTATCGGGATGTTAGCTGTGCCTGCGTTCATCGTCAGTCCGCTGTAGTCATTCACGCCTTCGATGCCTGTGAGAACAGCCGCCACTCGGGTGTAGCGCACGGTGTTCTCCTCCTTGGCCTCTGCGTAATAAATCAGCAGCGCCGCCTTGAATGCATTCTCTATTATCTCCGGCGCGTATCCGGCCTCAAGCTGCAGGGTGAATGCGTAGTTGATCGTGAGCTCGTTGGGTCTGTCTACCGTCACCGTAGCTCCTATAGGTGCCTTGCGCTTTATCCGGTCTCCTGGGCTTACGATGTAGTCATAAACCTCGCCGATGATTGTCGGGTTTGCTGCTGTTCCGTTACTGTCAAGCAGAATGATTTTAACCGTGCCGGGTCCTTGCCACTCTGGTATAACGAGTGCTGTCCCGACTCCGTCTATCTCCTCCGCCCATCGTTTGTAGTCCGAGTCGTTCCCGACGAACGATTCACCGGCTCCGGCATTTACGTCGTCTATCCTTTGCCAGAGATCGTCGTCCGATTCTGTCTCGGTTCCTCCGGTCATCGGGTCCGGATTGGTTATGCCGGTTATGCCCTTCATTGGCGTCTTCATAATCACGATGGAGTTTGCTGCCACGTTGCCTTTTGTTCCGGGTTCTACGGCCTTCACCAGCACGCTGGCCGTGCCGCCTACGTCTATGTCCGTGTCGCTCACGACGGCGTATTCGATGGCTGCTGTTCCTCCTGTTGCCGGTACCGCAAAAATGAAGCCTGCGGGGATTGTTGTCCCGGGAGTGCCTGTTACTTCTACGTATCCGGATGCAGGGTTTGCCGCCTTGCGCGTTAGTCCCACCTCTGCCGCATGGAGGTCGAGCCATTCACCGTATGCCCACATGGGGTGCATCAGCTTTATGGCCTCCATCAGCTCGAATTCGAGCATTTGTGCCTTCTCGTCGGCGGTTGGCTTGGTAAAGTCCCAGGGGAAGCCTCCCTGCGTGCTGTCGATGTCGTCCGGCAGCGCGTCCATCATCCTTCTGTGGATCGTTTCGCTGTCCTGGCCATCCATCCATGCCGGTGGTATAAAGTCCGGTCTTGCCATGTTCTCACCTCCTTACGTTTTGTAATAGGCCGCGAGGCGTATTTCTTCCCACTCCTTGCCCTTGACCGTGAATTCGCATTTAAGCTCTCCAGGGGAGTGCGTGAATTCAAAGTTCCGGACGTATTCGGTCGCCTTGTTTACCATAAGCGCCTCCGTGATGGTTCGCTCTATGGAAGACTTCACGGCCTCGATGTCTGAATGCGCCAGCGCCTCTTTCATCTCCGTTCCGATGTCGCTGTTGTAGGAAAGGTGCGCCATGCGCTCTGTCATTACGACTTTTACGCACCATTGCGCGTATGCCTCTCGTCCTTCTGCGACGGTCATCTTTCCGGCTCCGTCGCGTCTAAAGTCGCCGATACTGTAATCAAAATAAACGCTGCCTTTGTATTTCTGTTCTTCCGCTGCGGTAGTCGTTACGAGTTCCGGGACATCGAATACGGGGTATAACTGGTTTGATTGATCCATTTTCGTGTCCTCCTTAAATCGACGCGGCGGGCAGAATAATATCAACCACGACCGCCTCGTTCTGTACCCATGCCACGAGCACTCGGTCGCCAGGCTTCAGCTTCCTCATTTTCTCTGGTATGAGCACGTTGTGGCTATGGCCTCCCTCATCTATGTGGCTGTGGGCGCCAGAGCCTCCTTCCTGTGCGTGTTCTCCGCTGGGTCCGTGTGAATGTATCCCTCCGGTCGGTGTCGTCGTTAAAACGGCACCTGTGGCGCCCAGCGTGAGCTGTCTGCAGACGGTATAATCCGTTTTTGGGATTGGTATTGGATATGTGTTCGTGAGCAGGCTCATGTCGCTCTGAATGGCGCCGAAGTCAAGCAGCAGCGGTGATGCGCCGCATGCCTTCATTCGCTCTTGGAGGATCTGTCCGAGCTTGCTCACTCCGGGATTTCCGTTTCCGCTCATTTCGTGTCCTCCTTATACTTTTTTCAAATAAGCGACGTTGGTCCATGTGTTGATGCCTGCCACAGAGCTGCCGCCGCTCTTTTTCTGCTTCTTGCCGAGTAGCATGCATTTCACTCCGCCCTTTGTGACCTCTTTTCCTCCGGATGTCGTCTGGGTTATGGTGTGATAGTAGTCCGACTTTACCCAGTCAGGGATGCGGGCGCCTCCGGGGTAGTAGTTATCTGCCGCGCTGATGATCTCGACAAGGTCGCCGACCTTCAGGTCTGCTGCAGGTGCGGTCTGTGTTGAGCTGGCCGCCGGTGTTGATGTCTTTGCCGCTTCCGGTTCCTTCAGGTCCATTGACATGGTACCGCTGCTTGCGTTGTGTCGGATTGCCTTCACGATGTAGTATCCGTTCAGCGTTCCGGCCTGAATATGTACCATGTCTCCCTTGCGGATCATCGGAACGTCAGGCGCGTTTACGCTCATGAGGCGGTCCGGCTTTCCGTCGGTGTTGATGATGTCCTGCGCTGCAGCTTTGGCCGTAGCCAGCGTGTCGTCCTCGTCTCTGACGTAGATCTGCTGTCTGATTCCGTATTGTGTCTGGCCGTCTACGATGGCCTCTACGGCCTGCTTTCCGTCCGAGTCCTCTTTGCCGACGACCTTTACCCGGGTCACGAGGGTGGTTATGCTCATCATGTCCCTTGCGATCTCCACGTTCTTGTCTTCGTCAAAGTGATATATCGTTGTGTTGTTTCCTTCGGGCAGGACACTCACCTTGCCCTTCGAGCTCCGGACGAAGCATTTCGCTCCGCCTTTTTTCTTTGCGTCATCGAGCAGCTGGATTATTATGTCGCTTAAATATTCCGTCTTGAACAGCGTCTTTGCGTGGGCGACGTCCGGTCCTTTGTATTCTCCGATCGGGATTCCCCAGTCGTTGAATATCCCGGTGATTGCGGATTTGGTGCCGGTGCCTGCGCTGTAGTAGCGATTGTCCTGACTGCCCTGCAGGTTGATTAAATCGTCGTATGCTGTGATGTAGACAATGTTGCCGCCTGCGCTGAATAAAGGGTCCCATTCAGATATCTTGCCGCGTGCGACTTCTTCCTTCCCGGTTCCCCAGTCTGCGATTACTGCGACTACGCAGCCCGGCTTTGCTATGCTTGATAAAAGCTGACCTTCGTATTTGATGTTGGCCATGGAGAAGGAAATGCGAAGCGCCAGCTCCACTTCGCCCTCCTCCCAGCCCAGGTCTTCGGTCGCTCCTGTGATGTCTATCTCTTTCCCTTCTTCGGTGACGAGGATCAGCTGGTACTTCACTTTTGAAATGTCTATCATTGTTCCTCGCCTCCTAACTTGGAATTGTGAGTGCTTGTCCCGGACGGATCAGTGCCGGGTTGCTGCCTATGGTTACCTTGTTTGCGTTGTAAATCTCCATGTAGCGATTTCCATTGCCCAGGTATTTCTTCGCGATCGCCCATAGGTTGTCTCCCTTTACCACCGTGTAGGTTGTTGCCTTCGGTGGCTCTGGCCGGGTTGTGTTGCTTACGTTGCTGTTGGTGGGGGAGGCTGGCTGCATTCCGAGCTCGCTGACGGTATAAACCATCATGTCCTTTGCCTCGATAAACGAAATGCTGTATTTGTAGTCTCCCGCTCCTCCTGTGGCCTCCGCCGTGAAAGCGTCCAGGTATACGTCGTGGTTTATCACGGTTTCTGTAACCATCAGCTTTAGGCGGGTTCCGTTCTTCCTCCAGCTCTCTAAAGTGTTTATGATCTCGTTGGGCGCTTTCCAGTGCTGTCGTTTTACGTAGCTCGCGTTCTTCCGTTTTGCGCCGGGGAGGATCGTGTTGCTCCAGCTTATGTCTGTGAGCTTTTGTCCTTTGGGGAGCTTGATTTCCCCGGCGTTTATTATGTCGTAGCTCTGAAACTTCCCGGAAGTCTTGAGCTTTACGGTGTCCGGGAGCATCGACAGCGCCACTCGCGTCCCGCTTTTAATATCGGTGATGTAAATGTCCATCGCGCTCCTCCTTATGCTTTAACTGGCATGTTTACAAAAATGCGGGCGAGTCTCTCCGCCAGCTCGTCGCCGATGTCGTCGGCCATGCTGCGGATATGCGCTTTCAGAACGGTGAGGATTTGCTCGTCGTCTCCGGCGCTGCCTGTGCCTATTGTAAACTCCGGGTTTGCGGCGACGTCTATCTTGATTGTTACGCCTCCGCTGTTGTTGCCGGTGGCTACCGGCATGTCTTCGTCGTCCAGTTTTATCTTTCCGACTACGCCTCCGTCTGCGTATGGCCTTACTCCCAGCAGTTCTCCTGTCTCCCTCCATAGGTCTATGCCGCGCGTTCTTTTGCTTGGTGATAGAGGGATTATGCTTTCGGCTCCTGCTTCGGCCACGATTCCCATGTGCGGCTTTGTCATGATTCCGCCGTGGGCGTGTTCGAGGATGCTGCCTTTTCCTTGGCTGGTGGTCAGTCCGGTTTCTTTCGATCCCTTCTGTCCTAAGCCTCCAAGCCAGTCTTTGAAGCTCGACCACTTGTCGCCGATCCATTCGCCTATTCCGCCGAGTTTTTCTCCTACCCAATTCCAGGCCGTGGTTGCTCCGCTTTTAATCGGTCCCCAGACGTTGTCTTCAAACCATCCGGAGACGCCGTCCCATGCGTTGCTTACGGCTGTCCAGGCTGCGTCAAATTGCGTCCCCAGCCATTCTCCGGCTGTTTCCGCTGCGCCTTTCACCGGCTCCCAGACTGTTTCGCTGAACCAGTCTGAAACGGTTCCCCAGGTTTCGCTTACCCAGGTCTTGGCGCCGTCCCATTTCTCGCTTACCCATTCGCCTGCGGCTTGCGCTCCGGTCTTTACCGGCGTCCATATGCTTTCCTCAAACCATCCGGAAAAGTCCGACCAGCGGTCTCCTACCCATGTCCGGGCTTCGTTCCACCTGTCGCT